CTTCTACGGCGCCACGGTCACGCCTGGCCCGGTCACGCTGCTGCCGCAGGGCTACGTCGACGACGGCTACGTCTCGCCCGGCTACGTTGGGCCAAACACCTTCAGCACGCAGATCTTCTACGCGCCGACGGTCACGCCCTCAAACGTCATCGCCCCGTCGCTGGTCACCAACACCAGCATCTTCTACAGCCCGTCGGTAGAGTTCGACACCTACGTCATCACCAAGGCCCAGGCGCGCAACCTGTACCGCGTGTGGCTGCTGCAGGGCCTGGCGCCGCAGCCGCTGACCGTCGGCCCAAGCTCACGCTCTGCGGGCGGCTTGAGCCAGACCATCACGCAGGTCGACGACACGGTGACAGTCTCGACGACCGCCTCGCCCACTGCGGTGGGTGCGGACCCGGGCACGATGATCGACGAGATCGCCCTGCTGCACGGCCTGGGCTCTGACCTCGTGGTCACGCCCCTGGCGCGCAGCGCAGGCGCCATCAGCCAGACGATGGCCACCGTCGGCTCGACGACCACGGTGACGAGGGTCTGATGCTGAACCCGTTTGCCATCGCAGTGCAGGGGATCGGCTTCACGCCCCCGGTGGTGGCTGTGCAGGGCATCTCCACGGCAGCCGCGCCGGGTGCTGGCAGCGTGCAGTCCGGCGGCTTCATCGTGAACATGGGCAGGATGATGTCGCGATGAGGCTTGCCTCCCGGTATTTCAATGATGTATATTTCGGCCCGGGTCAGTGTCTTTGCAGCGCTGACCTACTCTCCTTGAGAAGTTTGAGCGGCGCCCCAAAAGGGCGCCGTTTTTTGTTTGGAGCTCTGATTGCTGAAAGCTGAGGACTTCCGCAGCACGACGTGGAAGCGGCTGACGCAGACCTTGGAGGAAAGACTCCAGGAGCTGCGTGAGCTGAACGACTCACCATCCTTCAGCGCAGAGAAAACAGCCCTGATCCGCGGTGGGATCGGTGAGCTGAAACGAATTCTCAGCCTGGCCGAAAGGGCCAGCCTGAGTCCCGCAGTCGACCCCGACGAATTGAGCGGCGTCGACGAACAAGGTCCTGAGTGACCACACCGAAGTGAGACGACATCAACATGCAAGTACAAGGAACAGCAAGTCAGGAAGACGCGCAAAAGATCTGGGAACAGCTCGATGCAGAAGAGTCCGGCCGTGCGCCGGCCGCTGATGCCGAGCCTCCTGCAGACGACGCATCCGCTTCCGCATCCACCGACCCCGCGCCCGCCGCAAATCACAATGCTGATCCGGCCGACGCAACCAAGGGAGGTGACGCCGCGGCGCCAACGGGTGACCAAGTCCTGCTGGACAAGATCGCTGGCCTCGAGACGATGTTGTCTCAGGTCACGCAGCGTTTGAGGAATGCCGAAGGCCACATCGGTGGACTCGGTAGTCAACTGAAGCAGCAGCTTCAGACGGCCCAGCAGGTCTCTGCCAAAGGCGGCGACGCGCCAACCGCGACGGAAATTCGCGACGCGCAGCGCAACCCGGAGGCGATGGCCAGGCTGAAGTCGGACTACCCCGAGTTCGCGGAGGCGATGGAGTCCGCTCTGAACGAGCGGCTGAGTTCGCTGGAGCAGCGCCTGGCGCAGCAACAGCAGCCAGCTCAAGCAGGGGTGACCCCGCAAGAGATGCAGCGCCTGCGATCTGAGATGGCCGTCGAAGTCCGACATCCTGGCTGGCAAGACCGAGTACGGACGACTGAGTTCATGGGATGGCTGCAGCGTCAGCCGCGGGAAGTTCAGATGCTTGCGGCGAGCGACAGCCCGCAAGACGCTGTGCGCCTGCTGGACCTGCACACCGAAGCCACGAGCTCAGCCTCGACTCAAAGGACGCAGCGCCTGAATTCGGCGGCGGCGATTCCTTCCGGCAGATCCGGCGCCAACGTGCGTCAGAAGGCCGTGGAGGACATGACGCCCGACGAGTACTGGCGCTACTTGGACGAACTTGATCGACAGAAAAGGTAACCCATCATGCAGACCTATTCCCTTGTTCCTTCCCGGAACCTCATCATGGCGGAGCGCGAGATGCTCAAGCACGCCATGCCCATCAAGGTGCTGAGCACCTTCGGCTCGCAGAAGCAGATCCCCCAGAACAAGACCGACACGGTCGTGTTCCGTCGCGCTCTGCCGATCGACGCCGGCTCCAACGGTGCCCCGAGCATCACCGCCAGCAACTACCTGCTGCAAGAAGGCGTGACCCCTGGTGCTCGCACCATCGCCTACCAGGACGTGCAGGTGACCGTGCAGCAGTACGGCGTGCTGATGAAGCTCAGCTCCAAGGCTGAAGCCATGTACGAGGACGACATCCCCGGCGACATGGTCAAGCTGGTGGGCGAGCACATGGCCAGCATCGAGGAGCTGATCTCCTACGGTGTGGTCCGCGGTGGCACGAACGTCGTGTACGCCAACGGCTCTGCCCGCGCCTCGGTGAACACCGGCATCACGCTGAACAAGCTGCGTCAGGCTGCCCGTCAGCTCGAGGCTGCGCACGCTCAGCTCGTGACCGAGAAGCTGGCCTCTTCGGTCAACTTCGGCACGACCGCCGTCGAGCCTGGCTACCTGGTGTTCATCCACACCGACATGGAAGCCGACTTCCGTAACCTGGCCAACTTCGTGCCCGTGGCTCGCTACGGTCAGCAGAAGCCCACGCACGAGCGTGAGGTCGGCACGGTGGAGCGTTTCCGCATCATCACCTCGCCGTACTTCAAGCCGTTCCTGTCGGCCGGCGGTTCGATCACTGCGGGCACCTTCCTGTCCAACGGTGGCACCTCCGGCACCACGGCTGACGTCTACCCCATCATGGTGGTTGCTCAGGAAGCCTGGGGTCAGGTCGCTCTGAAGGGCATGGGCGCGATCCAGCCGATCTACTTGCCTGCAAAGCAGATCACGCACGCCAATCCTATGGGCCAGTTCGGTTATGTCGGCGCCAACTTCTACAAGAACGCGGTGCGACTGAACGAGAACTGGATGGTGCGGATCGAGTCCGCCTGCTCGGCTCTGTGATGACACGCTAGGGCGCAAGCCCTAGCGAACCAAAAGGAACCGATATGCCAATCGAATCTGTCAAGCAACGTGTCAACGCCCTCGCTGGCCCCGGCGATCGTCAAGAACTGGCGATCCTGCTGGCGGCCGTGGTCGACGCCCTGCAGGCCGTAGCGGCCAAGCTGGATGCCGACACGGGCGTTGGCGACACAAACTACGCGGCCACCGTGGCTGCGATCGTCACTGACTGAAAGGAACTCTGACCATGTCTGACAATCTCTCCCTCTCTTCCGGCTTTACCGCCGGTCTGTCGAGCGGCGGCTGGGCCGAAGGCACCAACGCCAACACCATCCAGAACGCCAACACGGTCACCTTCGTGATCGACGGCCGGTTCTACAGCAAGAGCGCGACCGACAACATCGCGATCAGCTATAGCGGCCCGTCGGTTTACCAGGCGGCTGCCGGCGGTATCCAGAACGTCAACGGCGGCTTCACGGGTGGCGTCAACGGCTCCACGCGGAACTACCTGATCTGCCTGGATACGAGCGGCGCTGTGTCGATCGTCCCGGGCCCGATCGTGGACTCTGCCGAGCTGGCTGCTGGCCGCGTGGCTCTGATGTTCCCCGACGCCCCCGCCGGCGTGTGCCCGGTCGCCGCTCTGCGCATCGCGCTGACGGCTGGCACGACCTTCACTCCCGGCTCGACCGACCTGTCGGCGTCCGGCGTGACGGACACCTTCTACAACCTGGCCACCGTGCCGGCTAACCCGCTGACTGCCTAAGTCGGCAGGGGGTCACCTTCGGGTGGCCCCCACCCCTGAACACTAGGAGACTTCACCATGACCAGTCGCACCGTCAACAGCTACGAACGCAGCAAGTCCGTCGCGTCAGAGGACGTGGACATCGTCAACCGGGTCACGCCCGCGGCCGAGGCCTCAGCGCCAGGCGGGATCGAGATCGACACCGATCGTGTCATCCGCGCCGACCAGCTTGACGAAGAGTCCTTCATGCGAGACGAGCTTGAGGTTCACTTCAACGAGCCGGGCAACGAGAACGAGCCCAGCTTCGTCGAGGTCAACGTCAACGGCGACTACCGCATGGTGGTCCGAGGCGACACCGCCAAGCTGCGCAGGTATCACATTGCTGTACTGGCCAATGCCAAGCAGTCGCGTGTGCGCCAGCGCAAGATCGTCAATCAGGACGGCAGCATGGGCTTCCAAGAGGAGAACGTGCTGTCATTGACCTACCCCTTCCAGGTCATGCACGACCCGAACCCTCGGATGGGTGTGCCCTGGCTCAAGAAGCTGTTGTCGCAGCCGGTCTGATAGATGAACTACCTGCAGCTCGCGCAACGTCTGGCCGTCGAGTGCGGTGTCGCCGGTGGCGGCCCCGCCTCTGTTCTGGGTCAGACAGGCATGTACCAGAAGCTCGTGAACTGGACCAACGACGCATGGGTCGAGATTCAGGGCATGCACGACAACTGGAACTGGATGCGCGAGCCGTTCACGTTTGAGACAGTCGCCAGCACTGGTGACTATCTGCCGGCGACTGTTACGAACACAGTCACCAGCACGCTGATGACCGACCTTCGGTATTGGTGGAAGGACACCTTCCGCTGCCAGAAGAAGAGCATCGGGGTGCAGGACGAGCAGTGGCTGGTGGAATGGGAGTACCAGGTCTTCCGCAACACCTACCGCTTCAACGTGCAGGTCAACGGCCGGCCCGTGGTTTTTGCGATCAAGCCCAACGGCAAGGCCGTCATGCTGGGCCAGATCCCCGACGACGTGTACTTGATCAGCGGTGAGTACCAGGTTCTGCCGACGTCAATGACTGCGGACGCTGATGTGCCTGCCATGCCTGAGCACCTGCACCTGGCCATCGTCTACAAGGCGATGCAGTTCTACGGCCTGTTCGAGGCTGCGCCCGAGGTGCTGAGCAAGGGCAACACCGAGTTCAGCAGGCTGATGAATCAGCTTGAGCGAGAGCAGCTCCCTGAGCTGTATCTGGGGAACCCGCTGGCTTAAGTCGCAACATGCAACAGGCTCAGCTTCCCAAGGTCCAGTACGAGCTCATCACCCTTGGTGGCGGCCTTGACCTGGTCACGCCATTGTTGTCGCTGCCACCCGGCGTGGCGCGCACTGCGGTCAACTTCGAGTGCTCCATCACCGGCGGCTACACGCGCATCGCCGGCTACGAGCGGTTCGACGGCAGGCCCAGCCCATCGGACGCGATCTACAGCACCCTGACCGCCGCCATCACTGGCTCTATTGCGGCTGGCAACACCATCACCGGCGCCACCTCTGGCGCGACTGGTGTCGTGTTCCTGGTCAGCGGATCGACCGTCGCCTACACCAAAGCCACCGGCACGTTCACGGCCGGCGAGACGATCAACGTCGGGGGTGTTGGCCAGGGCACTGTGACTGCGCTGGGGCCTGCCACGCCGCTGACATCGCAGCAGTCGGCGCAGTACTTGAACCTTGCGGCCGACGTCTACCGGGCCGACATTGGCGCGGTGCCAGGCTCGGGCCCGATCCGTGGCGTGGCCTACTACAGCGGCGTGGTGTATGCCTGGCGTGACAACGCCGGCGGCACTGCGCTGGCCATGTACAAGTCCTCTGTGTCTGGGTGGACGGCCGTGCCCTACGGCTTCGAGATGTCGTTCATCAATGGCACGATCGCCCTGGTCGACGGCAACACGATCACCGGGCAGACCAGTGGCGCAACGGCCACCATCAAGCGAGTGGTGCTCGAGTCGGGATCCTGGTCCGGCAACGACGCCGCAGGCCGGCTGATCTTTGCCTCGGTCACCGGCACGTTCCAGGCCGGCGAAAACCTTCGGATAGGGTCTACCACCCACGCGCACGCGGGCGGGGCTCAGACGGCCATTACGGCCCTGCCCAATGGACGTGTGGAGACGGTGGTGGCCAACTTTGGTGGCAACGTCAACACGACCAGGCTGTACGGCTGCGACGGCGTCAACAGGGCCTTCGAGTTCGACTTCGTGCAGCAGGTCTATGTGCCGATCAGCACCGGCATGGCGGACGACAGGCCGAACCACATCGCGTTTCACAAGAGCCACTTGTTCCTTAGCTTTGGCAGCTCGCGGGCGAGATCGCGCTGATCGACAGCGTGACGGCGTTCCTCGTGCTGCCTGGCGACCAGTCGACCGGCGCCATGGCGATCTACGCCGATGACAACACCTTCATGCTGTACGGCACGAGCTCCGCCGACTGGAACCTGGTGTCCTACAACGTGGGCACAGGGGCCAAGCCGTACAGCGCACAGAACCTGGTGTCGAGCTTTGCGTTCGACGACCGGGGGATCATGAACCTGAAGACGACGCTGAACTACGGCAACTTCGATGCCTCGGCCCTGACGCTGAACATCCGCCCGTTCGTGCAGCAGCGCCGCAACAAGGTGACCGCCTCGGGCGTGAACCGGGAGAAGTCGCAGTACCGCGTCTTCTTCAGCGACGGGTCCGGCATCTACGCGACCCTGTTCAACGGCAAGTACATGGGCTCGATGCCTGTGGAGTTCCCTGACGCCGTGACCTGCATGTGCGACGGGGAAGACCCTGATGGATCCGAGACGGCGTTCTTTGGATCAACCGACGGGCGCGTGTACCGCCTGGACGTGGGCACCTCGTTCGATGGTGACGAGATCGGCGCGTCGATCATCCTGACCTACGCTTTTGCAAAGTCCCCGCGGATTCTCAAGCGCTGGCGCCGAGCATCTCTCGAGGTCGACGGCACTGCCTACGCTGAGTTCTCGTTCAACTACTCCCTGGCCTACGCCTCGACGCAGGTGCCACAGGGCCTGCAGGAGTCCTACTCGACGAACCTGGCGGCGAGCTTCTGGGACAACGTCAACTGGGACAGTTTTGTTTGGGACGGCCGCACGCTTGCGCCGTCTGAGGTCGAGGTGGTTGGCACGGGCGAGAACATCGCCGTGCAGATCGCGTGTAGCTCGGACTACTACGCGCCGTTCACGATCAACTCGGTCATTCTTCACTACAGCATGCGCAGAGGACTTCGATGAGCAACTCGTACTACAACGGAGGAGCATTCCCCGCGACCGGCGCGCCGGC